GACTCTTGATAAGTTCATTAGTTCTTTACAAACATCTATTGAAGATTTTGATACAACTGAATTAGAAGTAATGAAAATGACTGCTGCTGTTTTATTTACAAAAATAAGACAGATAGAAAAAGCTAAAGCTGAAGCAGAACTTAAAGAAACTGAAGAAAAGGTAACTCAAACAGTATGACTTCACAAATAGAAAATGCCCTCTCAACTTTATATGAGGGCATAGACTATTCTCTAGAATTTATTACTCCAGAAAAAGCACAATTTTATCTGGAAAAAAATTTTGAGAATAACCGCAAGATTAGTAGAAATAATCTTGAAGAATTAAAAAAAGAGATGAGAAATAGTCGTTTCATCTTGTCTGATTCTGCTATTTGTTTTGATAAAGATGGCACTTTGGTCAATGGTCAACATAGATTACTTGCTGTTGTACAAACAGGAATGGTACAACCATTTCTTGTTGTCAAAAATATGCCTAGCAAATCTAAACAAATAATGGATGTTGGTAAATCTAGGTGCATGTCTGATCGTATTACTGTTAGTGGTGTCAGGATCAGTAGAAGAGATTGTGCAACCATAAGACACGCTATGGCTACTTTAAATAGCACAACTGGTACTGAGCAGTATTCAAGACCATGCCATGATGCCATAGTTGCAGAAACTTATTTAAAACATAATCAGTTTCTTTATCTTATGGGTAAAGTCTGTCCTACTAATACAACTAGGGTAAGATCGTTTTTTCTTGGAGCAGGATTAAAAATTTATGCTGAAATGACTTACAACACTCAGAATCCAAGACATAAAAAGTATAACCATACAATGAATCCTAAAGAAAGGGCATTACATTGGTTAAATATTGTCACTACAGGTATGGCAAGTCCTATTGATGGTGTTGATAGAGATATTAAACCATGTGATAGAGCAGCACAGATTATTTTTACCAAGTCCTGTGATAGCAGTATTAAAAGATCATACTGGAATAGTGCTGAAGCCTTTGCTCTTACTGTTAGAGCAGCCCACAATTTTATGATTGGTTTAGATACTCAGTATCTTAAAGTTCCCAAAGATGATCCTTTCAGAGATTTCATAGAGTTACCTTCCACCAACAAGATAATGACCATGACATCAAATTGACGTTACAATGTTTTTAATTACTTTTAACCAATGAATGAGAATCTACAGCGATTATCAATTCAAATAACAAAACATCAGTACAATTTGTTGAAATATCATACTAAACCAGGTGTTTCAATCTCTTCTCTTGTAAGAAATGCTCTTGATGACTACTTTGCTGA